CAGGTATGACATACTTTAAATGAGGATTATCAATCATTTGTTTCTTAACAAGACTGACCCATATACTATCATCAAATCCATTGCGCATACAGTCAGTGCCAAACTCTTGTAGAACTAATCTGGGAGTAATTTCTCTTCCAGTCTCTTTAGTCCAATAGGGATCAACTTTTTCACGCCATATACGACTAATATCAGTATCACCTTCAAGCATAGAACGATCCCATCCATATACTGCGGCTACACCATCTTTAAGTTTATCTGCAAATGATATCTTTTGAAACCCATGATATTCTACAAGAATATCTGCTACAGTTCCTTTGCCTGAACCTATAAGTCCACATATACCAATAATCATAATATACTCTTTCGTAAGTTGAAATTGATTATAGCATGATATAAATGATTTGTCAAGCAAAAAGAGCGCCGAAGCGCCCTTTTATTATAATCCTAGAATACCAAACAGGTTAAACCAACCCATTGTAGTTCCTATGAATACTGGTAATCCAATCATTGTAAGTGCAATAATAGCAAATGCTAGTCCTGCACCTTTGTTATGATATGGTTCATTTGTGTTACTCATGTTCTGTTTCCTCTAAGTGCAAAATACATTCCGCCTACCCATAGTAGGACGTGGAAGTGATCATATAGTATAACGTCTGTGAAACTTTCAGGCTCACCTGTCCATATAACACCTGTCATAATACTAGCAATAGTAATCCCACTAAAGCGTGTAATTATATCACCTAACTCATTCCAATATTTCTGTAGTCCAATAATACCGCCAGCTAATAGTCCGACAGCGGCACCTAATTCTCCTAGTACGACAACTGACCACACCAATAGCGTTAATTCTACTGGTGAGTCGTTTATATCGATTGGCCACTTGTCCATGCCTTGCTGTAAGAATACAACAATTAATGGAATGCGTAACAACCAATGGGTCATACAAAACTCTGGGATCTTGTTTACAAAGTTTTTAAACATAAATTATAGCTCTTCTAAAAGTGCCTTTAGTTTTTTCTTTGACTTGCCTTTTACTTTGGCTTTTGAAATATCATTATCTCCATCACCTACAACTACAATGGCAATCATACCCATTGACTTGTGCGGTGAACACTGGTACAAATATACGCCCGGTGTGTCAAATGTCATTTCGACTTCTTTGTTTAGTTTTGATTTCTTCGGTGCTTTCCAACCATCTGGTCCTGCAATGAATTCTACATTGTGACCTTTTGATGTTGGTACCCAAGTAATAGTGTCACCTACATCAATACGTGTAATATCTTCTGAATACACCATCTTAGCACCATCGTCACGCTTGTTCAACATTTCTACTGTTGTGTCTTCTGCGTATGCATTCGTTGCAAATAATGCAACGATTCCTGCAATGATTAAATTTTTCATATATTTTCCTCTATTATATATTTTAAAGTAGTACTACTACTTATATCTAATATAAGTCTTTTTTTGAAAAATTCAAGAGATTCAACTGCGATATTTTGTAGCAGTTATCCGATAACGAACCCTAGTGGCGCTGATCCATCTACATGTACTGTTAAATCGAATTCTAATTTTTCGATCAACGCATCTGCTTCTGCTTTCATTTCTGCACCGTTTAGTGTTACACCACCTTGTGCACCTGGTAACGCTGAAAACTTACCACGTGCTTCACCTAACATACGCTTGCAATATGCTAATGCATAATCACGTAACCAAGATTTAAGATATGGATCAACAAACAACTGATCTTCATTACGCTCTAAGTAAACATGTAAAAGAACAGTTTCATCTGCTCTTATTTTTCTTAAAATTTTCAGTTTCTTTGTTACTGGATTCCAAATATATTGAATTTCAGTTGCAGCAATTTTGTTTAGAGTTTCACGGTATTGTGAAAACATTTCGTATGTTGCAATGCCGCCAATGTGATTGTTCATAAAGAAATATGAATTTGCATATGCTAATTCAAATGGATCCATATCAACACCACCAGATATACCATGACCGAATGAACGATTCCAAATCTGTTTAACTTCCATAATCTCTTCTGGAAGAGAATACTCTGCTACATCTGCTTTTAGTTCGATAGCATAGAAATCTTCTTCTACTGAATTATCTGAACGTTGTCTGATCTTTGAAATAGCAACATCAAGTGCTACATCATAATGTTCTGGATCTAATTCTATGTCAATCATACCGTCACCTAGTAACAGTCTGATGTCTTTGATTACGTCATTTCTGACTTTATTGCGATTTTTAGGCATTGGTAAATCTCCGTTATACAGTATTTATCATTTATACCTTAAATGGAAAACCCACGCTTATTAAGCGTGGGTCAATAGTATTTGCAACTATTATGAATTATTCTTCAGCAAAACCTCGAATTTGTGGTAATGTTGTTTCCATATATTTTTTCATTTCATCATAATATGAAAGTACATCAGTCTCATTGTTTGCAACATATGATCTTGCCGCTTCAATATCTGTACTTGAAACTTTTTCATATGAATACTCTACGCCGTGATTTGCTGATACCCACTCTCTAAAGTCTGCAACAGCTACCATATATGTGTCATATTGTCTTTGATTCATAAATTCAAGTGTAACTGCTTGTGTATCTTCAACCTTATTATGGATTTTAGCATTTGCGAAAATGAATTCTTTTGCAACTTTAGATTTTTTAGAATCTGTTTCAGCAATGTGTTGATCTAGCATATAACGCTGATGTCCTATAACATCACCTGTATTTGGTGCTGTAATTTCCATGTAATAGAACGTTTTAATTGTATTTGTCATTATGTGTTCTCCCGGGATAATGAGTTAATGTCGGACCGTCGTCCTAACAATACTATTTATCAAAAAACACGTAATATCAAAGTTTGATCATTAAAGCGACCATTCATTTTTGTCTCTACACTATTGACACTTTCAAACTCTTTTTGCAAAGCACGTTTACTAACTTTCTTAAATTTAGAAACTTGTTCTGCTGGTTTGCGCATTGTCTTTTGTACACTCTTACTTTCATCGAATCCAATTAAAGTTGTTCCTTTGAATGAAAGACTACTATGAGCATCTGGATAGTAGATACCAAGTTTACGTGTCTTAACGTTATAAGTCATAATCGCCGCTGCATCTAAACAATCTATTGGCTTGATAGACACACTTGTAGTTGCCTGATCTTGCTTTGCATATTTAACTTTAGCAACGATCTTGTCTTTACTCTGTGGTTTCTTTTTACGAGGAGTACGATTAACTTTACTCTCTAACATAATCATATCACATGCATCTAAGATACTTCTGTACAATTCATGTACAGCTTTAATCTGTGGCTTCTTTAGATGTGCATATCCTTCTTTGAGTTGTTCGTAATCATCTTTCTTAGCTTCATTCATACGCTTAGGAGGATTAAGCAATTCATCATATTCTTTGAATTCTAATTCATAAAATGATTTAATGAACTTTGCATGATTTCCTTTAGCTTCAACTTTACGTAGCATTTTAACAGCATCAAACTTTTTAAGAGTTGCAGGCTTATAATCAAAATCATCTACAAAACTATCAATTTCAGTTGCCATTTCTGCTGCTTTATCACGTAGCAATTGTTGAATACTAGGACGAGGAATATCTTTCTTCTTTTCTTCTACTCGCTTTTCATGTTTGATTGTAAGTCCACGTTCTATGATTTCTGCAATTTTATTTTTAACATACACATCAGCATCCATCATGCTATTTGACGCAACGCCCGGTAATGTCTCTAAGTATGCAGGTGTATCTTTATGATTAACAGGCATACCTTTAGCTAATGACCGACAGTATGCACTAACAATGATTGGTATCCAACTATCAGGTACTGCTTTCACTGCGGCTATTTGTTCTTTAGTATACTCATTATCTTTCATCCAAGTAATTGCCCAAGGTTTTCCATCTTTTGGAGTAAAGAAATAATTATAGTAAAATCCTGCACGACACCGTTCTCTGTAATACTCTTCGCCTGTCATGTCTTCAGCATAAGTCCAGTCTGGTTCTGGACCTGTATATTTTTCATCTACGAATTTTGGGGTACGTGGAGCTTTATTTTTCTTAACGACTTTTGCTCTACTCATTTTTCTCTTTGTTGCCACGGCTGTTAGCCCTCCTATAGAATCTTATTTACGAATCATCATACACTATCTGCAGGAAATGTCAAGTTTTATTTACTTTTTAACAAAATCTGTGTTTGTATCTAGTTCTTTAACTCTTGGTATAATGTCTGATTTTAGTGCATTTATAAGCAATGCACTGCGATATTCTGTTGATTTATTTGGCATTGTGCTATGTAATGTACGACTATCATACATCAATACATCGCCAGGATTAGCTAAAAATTGCTGTCCTTCTGATAGTAATCTCTCGTTGTAATCCTCACGATTGTCTTCTAAATCTTTATAATCGATTCGTTCTAAACTTGATCCTGGCAGATAAGCAGTGCCGCCATTTTCTAATGTGAATGTATCAAGTGGGATAATGATTTGAACTCCTAAGCATTCTTCAACATGTGCAAATTCATCAAAACGATACGGGGTATCGATATGAGCATAAACTTTATTTGATGATGGTCGAGTTGTAATGCAATCAACTACATGAATGTCCCATTTATTACCATCGAATAATCTATCTACAGTTCCTTTTAATCTCCAAACAATAGGTTCCCACATTTCTCTAGGAGGCTGAGTAGTCCACCATACATTATACTCTCGTTCGCCATCGTGTTCTCCATAATAATTGCCGTCTACTGCATTACCACGATGATATCTTTCTGGGTTAGTAGCCCACATTTTAAATTGTGCGATAGTTATTGGGTCAATAATATCACGCAATACAATTGTTCCGTCTGTTGTCATGATTCTTCTCCATACATTATCTATACTATATGATAAATACAGTATAAAGTCAAGGAAAAAAACGATGCCAAGATTAAGTTTATGGAACCCACGTAAGGGTAATGATTACAAGTTCATCGACAAGATGGTTAAAGCACATTTTGAACATGGTGGTACATCATTGCTAGTACACAAATATATCGGCTCTGTCGATGAGAACGATCCTAACTACGATCCAGCTAATCCACCAATTCAGGATTTGCTGTTTATGGAGAATCGTGATAGAAAATATGAAACAACTGTATTTGAATTAAGAGGTGCATATACTGTAAGTGATCAAGATTTTGATTTGTCACAGTTCGGTATGTTCTTAGGTTCAGACCAAAATGTATTCTCAGTACATATCAACGATATGGTAGAACGTATTGGAAGAAAACTAATGACAGGAGATGTTATAGAACTTCCTCATATGCGTGATGACTTGCTACTAGATGAAGAAGCATCCGCAGTAAATCAGTATTGGGTAGTACAAGAAGGTTCAAAAGCAAGTGAAGGTTTTGATCCAGGATGGTGGCCACACATTTGGCGTATTCGTTGTAAGCAACTACAAGACTCACAAGAGTACTCAGATATTTTTGGTACTGGTGAGGAAGCAGATGACTTGAAGAATCTACTATCGACATATAATAAAGAACTTCAAATCAATGATGCGATTGTTGATGAAGCACAAGAAAATGTACCCGGAAAGTATTATGATTATAGAAAGAATAATTTACAATATGCAGTACAAGGTGATCACCCAGACGATATAGATTATGCTACTGTAGCTAGTGGAAATACATTCCCAGAAGATCCTGACGAAAACGCATATTTCTTACGTGCTGACTATACACCAGCAAGACTATTTCAATATAGAGACAACAAGTGGTTCAAGATCGAAGACGATGACGGTGCATGGGAAGTTGGACATAAATTACATCATCAATTTATCAATAACGATGGTGTATCAATACTTGATGACGGAACAACAATTAACTCACGTGTAAATCTTTCTAAAGCAGTGAAACCTAAGGTAGATGAATAATGAGTGATACAAGACAAATGCATTTTTACGATGAGCAAATTAGAAGATATATTCTTCAGTTCATTCGTATGTTTAGTGGCTTTTCTGTAAAGACAGGAAAGAAAATGAATGACGGTGTAAGTGATTATTACATTCGAGTACCAGCAAGATACGGAGATATCTCTCGTATGGCAGCCACTGTAGTTAAAGGCAATTCTGAAAACATTGTCAACTCAACTCCATTTATTGCATGTTGGGTTCAGAGTTTTCAACCTGATAGATCAAGAGTACAAGAACCGTTCTTCTCAGATAGTGTAAGTGTAAATGAAAGACAATGGGATCCAGTTGCTGGAAAGTACACAAATGAACAAGGTAACAAATACAGTGTGGGCAGACTTATGCCAGTTCCGTATCTACTGAACATGCAAGTTGATGTTTGGACATCAAATACTGATCAGAAATTACAGTTATTAGAACAGATGTTAGTTCTATTCAATCCAGCACTTGAGATACAACAAAATGATAATCCAATCGATTGGACTACTATTACAACGGTAGAACTTACAGACATTCAATGGTCTAGTAGAGGAATACCAGCTGGCATCGAAGATCAAATTGATATCGCAAGTCTATTCTTTCAAATTCCAGTATGGATTAATCCTCCTGCTCAAGTGACTAGACAAAATGTTATTAAGAATATTATACACAATATCTATAACTATACTGACTTAGATTCATTAGATTATGACCCAGATGCATTTGAATTCTTCAGAGACTTAACACGTGAAACTAGTGTTATTGTTACTCCAGGAAATTATGCTATCAATGTGACTGAACAAGACGGTGACATATTAGCTAAAGTGTATGAGAATGGAAACTGGGATGATGATACAACATGGGATACAGTGTTAGAAAATTATGGAACATTAGATGACGGCGTTTCACGTATGCGATTGAAATATCACGGAGAAGTAGAGGACTTAAATGCTGATGTAATAGCTACTGTAACACGCACAGACGACCCTACAACGCTTCTACTGAACATAGACAACGATACACTACCAACTAACACAGTAAACAGCATAATTAAAGTAATTAATCCAGATAAATCTAAACCAGGCTTTAACGGACTAGATGTTGCTACTATAGGACAGAGATACTTATGTTTAGGAGATGCGACCAGTGAATCAGATTGGGGAATCAATATATCAGAAAACGATATCATTGAATACAATGGCTCAGAATGGGTTGTAAGTTTCGATGCAAGTGAATATGATTTAAGAGCATATGTTACAAATGCATATACACAACAACAATTTAAATTTGACAACGGTGTATGGAATGATACATATCAAGGTATATACGATTCTGGCTACTGGAGACTAGAACTAATACAAGAGGCTGATTAATGCTTAAAGCAGCAGGTGGTTGCATTGTAGCCAAAGATACTAAAAGAATTCTATTACAACAACGTTCTTCTAAAAGTTCATATCCAAGACATTGGGGATTTTGGGGAGGTAAAGTTGAGGAAGATGAAAATGTTTCACAAGCATTACTACGTGAACTACGTGAAGAAATAGGATTGAGTATAGAAGAACAAATAGTAAAAATATATCCATTAGATCAATACCACTCCAGAGACAAGAAGTTTAGCTATTACACATTTGTTATAGTAATAGATAAAGAGTTTCTTCCTAAATTAAATATTGAAAGTGGGGGATATGCTTGGTTAGATAGTGAACACTTTCCTAAGCCAATGCATCCCGGTACCCGAGATACGTTATTCAAAAAGAAGAAATTAAAGCAGATTAAAAACATTATCCTATCATTATAAATACGGTAGAGAGATTTTAGGAGGCGAAATGTGTCTGACGGTATCATTGACTTTAAAAAGCAAAAGTTCATTCGGGACTGCAAAGAGTACCTGAAAACAGGTATAATTGCAGATAGCCTACGTATAGGTATCAATAACACTACTCCAGGACACTTAGAATATCTTAAGGCAGGATTAACATTAGACGAAAGAAAAGTAATTGATACTGCAATAGATAGAATTAAAAAGAAGTACACCCGTGACATAACAAATCATCGTCAAAAAATGAACATGGTTGCTATGGCGGCGTTAGAAAATCTAAACACAATAGACAAACGTTTTGAGATCAAAGAAGTGATGGAAAGATACAGAGAAAGTATCAATCCAGTCAAAGCATTGTATTATGATTTACAAGAGATCATGTTTTTATACGATGGCAAAACTAGAAAAGAACATCATAAATTCCTAGTAAAAAAGTTTAATACACATGCAAGTTTTGAAGAAATACTCCTAGCAGTAGACAGAGACATAGAAGACTTACGGTTATGTAAAGAACAATTGAGAAATGTTAGAGAAGAATATAGCTTACCAGGTTCAAGTGAATACAGTAGACGTGTTATAGATTTACATAACGAAATGGAGCAATGGAAGAAATTGTTTTCAAAGTTTCCAGATTGGATATCTGAAAACAGAACGGATGATACAAAGTCTTGGTTATCTAATACATTAAATAACTTTTTTAATAAAGATGAATAAAAAAAGGGAGCAATTAATGCTCCCTTTTCGTTAGTATGTAATAAGAATTACTTACCTACTTTTACTTCTACCATGCCATCTGCTGAATCTGAGATTGCGATACCAACGTATGCTGTCATACGTGGGTCTGCATCTTCGTTCATCCATACAGCCGCTAGACCTGCAATGTCTGAAGCAACAAGAATGTCGCCTTTTTTCACATCACCTTCAACACGTACTGGTACACGACCTTGTAGTGCGATGAATGGGTGAGTTGCGTCATCACCTGCTTCTGCGTTCATAGCTACAGCTGGTTTGTGTGAAACAACACCTGCTAGTTTGCCTGAAGCATAACCTGCCGCTGCTGTAACTTCTGCGTCACCGCCGAAAGCCATTACTGTACCTTCTGCATATTCTGCGTCTGCTGCATAACGTTCTGCAAGGTCAGCATACTTAGCGTATGTTGCTGTACCGTTAAACGCTGTTGCTGTTACGTTTGCGAATGTTGGTGAATCAGTTGTGCGAACATGCTGATTCATTGTATCTGCAT